TTTCAGACTTCATCAGTAAGTTTTTAGGATACCTACTCAAAAATAGTGTTTGACATAGTACCTCAAAGTAGATATAATTCTTCTAATCGAAAATAGAAATCTCAAGAACCCGATGACTAGACTAAAACGAGATGTAGTAAAATATATACGGGACAAGGCAAAGAATAAATACGAAAAGGGTTCGGCTTGTGAGATTTGCGACGCGACAGAACCGCTGGATTTTCACCATTTCTACACCCTTGCACCACTAGTACATAAGTGGTTAAAAGATAATAACCTTAATCCAGAGTACATACTTGCGATTAGGGATGACTTTATAGAACAATATAAAGCTGAACTGTACGATCATACTGCTACGTTGTGTCACAAGCACCACGTACAGTTACACAAAGTATACGGAAGAGACCCCGGTTTAGGTACAGCAAAGAAACAAATGCGGTGGGTCGAGATTCAAAGAGAAAAACATAATGGCATGGTATAACAATATTTTTGGCAAGGAAATAGAAGTAGAAGAAAAACTAAATCCTGCCCAGGAATATATGGGGGTCTCACAGCAAACGTCAAGAGAGCCTACTTTTAGTTATGAAAGAGCCTATGAGGATCTTGAAGTTGTCAATCGCGGCGTGAATATGATTGTGGATGATGTAGCTGAGATTCCTACTACTGTTTCTCGTGTAAATGCTTTTAGAGGCGTGGTTCCTGGCATTAAACGTTCCAAAGTAGAAATGCTTTTGAATAAGTCTCCAAACCCCTTTCAAGACATTAATAGTTTTAAGCGTAATCTTATTACTGACTTTCTTATTGATGGCAACATCTTCATGTACTTTGATGGCGCACACTTGTACCATCTACCTGCTACTGACGTAAAGATTCACGCAAGCAAAGAGACTTTTGTAGAGAAGTTCACAATGCGTGATGTTACTTTTAGCCCTAACGAGATTATCCATATTAAAGAAAACTCTTTCCATTCCATATATCGTGGCGTACCAAGGCTGAAGCCAGCACTTCGTACTATGATACTTATGCGATCGATGAGAGCTTTTCAGGATAACTTCTTTAAGAACGGAGCAGTACCAGGATTAGTATTAAAATCCCCCAATACACTTTCCGAGAAGATCAAAGAACGAATGATGGCTTCTTGGCAGGCCCGATACCGTCCAGATGCAGGAGGTCGTAGACCCCTTATCCTAGATGGCGGAATTGAAGTGGACTCGATATCCAATGTAAATTTTAAAGAATTGGATTTTCAAAGTTCAATCGAAGAAAATGAAAAGATTGTTTTGAAGGCGTTAGGAATCCCACCTATTATGTTGGACTCTGGCAACAACGCTAACATTCGCCCCAATATGCGCATGTACTATCTTGAGACTATACTACCTATAGTTCGAAAAATGAATTATGGACTAGAAAGATTTTTTGGTTTTGAACTTAGCGAGGACATTTCTAATATCCCCGCTCTGCAGCCAGAACTGAGAGACTCTTCTGCTTATTATACTTCACTAGTAAATGGCGGTATTATTACAGCAGCAGAAGCAAGGGAGCGGTTAGGGTTTGAGCCTATCGAAGGTACAGAAGAAATACGCATTCCTGCTAATATTGCTGGGTCTGCAGTTAACCCCGATGAAGGCGGAAGGCCAGTCGAAGATACAGAGGAATAAAGTATGACAATGCGTCACAAGAAAACAGTACTAGACAAAGCAATCAAACAGTTTAAGGAGTTCGGATTACCTTTAGATATCGACTATAAGTCGTATACTGGTATTGTTGGAGCAACAGAAGCTATTGACCCTGTGTCTATTAAAAGAAGTTTTAAAGCATGGAAATATATTACCCATGCTGTTAGGGTCAGTTGCCCGGAATTGGCTAATAAGCCAGAACCAGTACCTGAGCCTGTTAAACCACCAAAGCCCGCATCAAAGGCTTCGGGCAAGCCTACTGCTAAGACAGCAGTAAAAGAGGGAGTAAATGGAAAAAATATTTAATCTCACCTCTACTTTTAAGTCTCATACCGAGGATGATGGTAGTATAATGATCCGAGGCATGGCGAGTACTGCTGACTTTGATCGCGCGGGCGACTCTATTTCAGCCGACGCATGGACTAAAGGTGGACTGCACAACTTTGAGAAGAATCCTATTATTCTTTTCAATCATGATTACAACCGACCCATTGGAAGAGCTACAGGTTTAAAGAGCACTGAAAATGGATTGGAACTCACTGCAAAAATCAGCAAGTCTGCTGGTGATGTAGCTGAGTTAGTTAAAGACGGTGTTCTTGGGGCCTTTTCAGTTGGTTTCCGAGTCAAGGATGCTGATTACCTAGAGGAAACCGACGGATTAAGAATAAAGGACGCTGAGTTGTTTGAGGTATCGGTAGTATCAGTACCATGCAATCAATCAGCTACTTTTTCACTGGCGAAATCTTTTGACTCTATGTCAGAGTACGAGGATTTCAAAAAAACTTTCACTAATAGTGACGGGACGCAAGTCCAAGAGGAGATACAAATGTCTGAAGAGACACAACAACCCGTTGACTTGGAAGCTTTTGCTAAAAAAGTAGCTGAGGAAACTGCTGCTAAAATCGCAATGAAGCAAGCCGAGCAAAAAGCAGCCGATGTGGCTGTACAAAAGGACCTTGAAGACCAAGCAACTGCAAATGCAGAAGCTAAGGCTCAACAAGAAGAAGAAGTTAAAACTGCTATCGTATCTGGTGTAGAATCAGGTACAGAGCGTTTGATGGAAGATATTCGTAAAGAGATGGCTACTGATAAAGTAGACGCCTCTGAGACTATCGAAAAGTACAAGAAAGACCTTGAAGAGAAGCAAGCTGAAATTACAGCTATGCAGAATAGCAAGCGAACTTTCTCTGACCGTTCCGGAACTCAAGAGTTATCTAAGTTTGGTAAAGAGCTCATGTACGGTCACATGCTCGGTGTTATGACTGGTAAAGGCTGGGATACTAGCTACTCAAACGACGTTATGGAAAAAGCTGGCGTAAACTATGCTGCTAATGCTGCTGGAATCTCTCAAGAAGTTTCTACTCAAATCGAGAAAGAAATTATGCTTGAGTTGAAACTTGCACAGGCTTTCCGTGAAATTACTATTAATTCACAGACTCAAGTATTGCCAATGCAGACAGATGCTGGGACAGCGAAGTGGGGTCTTAACACTGTCACTGCTGGTAACTTGGAAAATCGTCCTGAGGTTTCGACTACTTTCATGGAAAATAACATTGATGAAGAAGTCCTTGTTAACTTGATGCCAATGCTTGTTGAAGGTGTTGCTCGAGCACATGCTCGTGGTGTAGATAATGCTATTCTTAATGGTACTGCTGCAGGCGATGAGAAGTTTAATGGTCTCGAAGCCCTTGCAGGTTCTGTTAAAGTAGACGTTCTTGATGCCAATGCTTCAGGCGGTGCTGACTTAGCAGTTACTGCAGCTGAGTTCTTAGGCGCACGTAAGCTTATGGGTAAGTATGGTATGAATCCTTCAGACTTGGTTTATATCGTATCCCAGAGGCGTTATTATGACCTGATTGCTGATGCAGGTTTTGCTGACATCACTGATGTTGGTTCTGACATTGCTACTAAGATTTCAGGTACTGTTGGAGCAATCTACGGAACTCCTGTAATCGTATCTGACCAACTCGAACTCGGAGTGGCTGAAGCAAATGCAGGTACTGTAGGCTATGCAGTTAACGTTAAGAACCATGTTATTCCTCGCTTACGTGGTGTAAGCATCGAGCAGGACTACGAAGTGCTGAATCAGCGCAACGTAATTGTTGCTAGCCAATCCCTTGGCTTCAACCAGTTACGTCCTAACAATGGTACTACTGATGTATCTGTTGTTAAGTTGATCAGAACTGATGCAGGTTAATACTTAGAAAGTATAGAAACGAGGGGGAGTTTATCTCCCCCAAGTTTTTACTAATGGACTTATAGAATATGGCAGACTTAATAACATTACAGGAGTATAAAACGGCAGAGGGTATATCTCAGCCTAAAGAAGACGCACGCCTGAACGTTTTAATACCATCTGTAAGTCAATTAGTGAAAACTTATTGCGGTAATAGTTTCGTAGACTTTTTCTCTACGAATAAAACAGAAACGTTTACTCTTGAATGGGGTACACATATAGTACAATTAACAGAAAGCCCTGTGAATGCAATAGTAAGTGTACAAGAGACAACTTCTTATGGGGGTGCTTTAGCTACTCTCACAGTCGGTGCACAGGAATACGCTCTTAATAAAGCAACAGACTGTATCTATAGAACAACTACTGGAGGCTATAAAAACTGGCCAATAGGCATAGAAACAGTTAAGGTAGTATATACTGCCGGCTATAGTGCAGTACCTGCTGATCTTAAGTTAGCAGTACTTGATTTAATTACTTATTATTTAAAAGACGAGCACAAAGCTCGCCAGAGTATAGCAGGAGCTAGCATACAGAACCAAACTAGTTCTAGTCAGCGAGATAATGTTTCTTTCCCTGATCATATAAAGAGAGTCTTAGACTTGCATAAAAACTTTTAATGTCTAAAGCTGCATCCGAAAAAGTATTAAAACGAATGGAGAATTACCTCAATTCGGAAGCAGCCAGGGCAGCCTTGGATATGCATCCGCAGCGAGTATGGATGTACCATGAAGATATAGCAAATGCTTTTAAA